AACGGAACAGTTACTTATCAGATTAGAGATTCTCGAAATATTCTCTTCAATGCAGATTCACTAAATGGCCAAGACGGATATGCATGGCCAGGAAAAACACGAAGTATCTTACTTGTATGCAAAAATACAGTAGGATTTAACCAAGCCGGAAACTCTGTTGCAGTAGGAGTTACACGAAAGTATTCTTATGTAACAGAAAGCACAAACTTGACAAAGGATCAATTGTTATAAAAGTTTATTGAATAAAAGGTGTTGGCGGAAATAAAACGACAGTTAATCTCCGCAACAATGCATTTCTTGTTTCTTGATCTAGAGTTGGATACCAATCTTGAGGATGCAAATTCGAAGTCACCCAAATCTTCATAGCTTTCAAAGGGACCGAGCTCCCTTTAACCTCGACCAGAACAGGATATCGGTCGAACCAACGTAACACATTCGAAATATTGATGACACCACGGAATTCATCAATAACGACATGATCTTGTCCACGGTAGCCATCCCAGAATTTAGTGTTCGGATCTTTAGGATATGCGTCCAAACCTGACTCTTCCCAGGCCCTTCTAGACTTGCCTGTGCCAGTTGTTCCGACAAAACAGTAAATTGTTCGCTCGATCGGATCGGCCTGCAGATGATCGGTAGCAATTCTTCGTAGGTTGCCGTAATAACGCACGTAAATGTCACTCGGGACATCCACCAACCGTCCAGACATAGCGTGTCTTCGGACAAGGTCCCAATCGTCAGAAGAGCCACGTTTGAAAGGTCTTGAACCGAGTTCAAATCGCGTTCCGTCAACGTAAGTGTCGTCCTTCCATACGTATTGATCGGCTGCCTCGGATCGGGAGGGCTCGGCGTGGATTCCCTCGCCAAACGTCTCGACGACTCCACGTAGTCTGATCTTTCGGGAGAAGATGACCAAAAGTTGCCAATGGAGGAAGCCAGTATCGTTTCCTCGCTCAAGCTGTCCACGGATGTATGCGCACTTCGGAGGTAGGAATGGGAGATAGGCATGATGAGGAATAGTTAATAGCCAGTAACGGGCTTGAGAGTATTGCTGAGGCATGGATCACATATGCTCACTAACGCTACATATATATGAGCCTCGGAAGTTGCGAATCCACTCTGCTATGGTTTCGGAACATAGGTTACCTGCGCCACTCCGTGATTCCCCTGCCCCCCCGATAGGGGCTGCTGCGCCACCCAGCCCGGAGGCGGGGACGGCAGCAGGGCAGTGGTAGGTGTGTGCAAGACATACCCACTATCAAGAAAAAATTTTTTTTTTACATCCGAGCCGCCTAGTATTACTTACCCAAGGCGGCTCACTAGCTCACACCCCCTATATATAGGACAGAACACAAACAAATGTTCTTAATCCTGGAGTTTGGTCCATTAACACATCTTGCGGCCAACGCTATTCAAACTGGTTGGAAATATCGAAAAGGTTTTCTTGCTTTTGGTGCTGCTCGTAGGATTTACAACATGGCTCCTCTCAGATTTAAACGGTCTCGCCGCATGTCCATGCCCGCATTTAGGAAATTTGGAAAACGGCGTCGCATGGGAGTTGGCCCTCGTCGTATGAATCGTATGAGAGTACGCAGCGGAAGGGGCGTCACTACCCAGTTTGACCGCAATACACAATATGTGAAGAAGTCAATGCCACGATATAAAAAACGAAAATGGATTTCATTCGTTAAAAAAGTTAACGCAGTAACTACATCAAAATTAGGTACCAGAACTGTAGTATTTAATGATTCAATTGGAGTCGTTATACCAAACACAGCACAACAAATCGTAAGCTGTTCGCTATACGGATTTGATGGAGCTATCGACAGCGGAACCAACTGTGGTTCCAGAGATGTATTAACAATCGCAGTTAATGAACCTACAATTACGAAAAACGGAACTCCAGCTATCAACCCAATTAACGGCAAAATTACGTTTAAAAGTGCCGTATTAGATATGACGATATCGAACAACCCAGCAGAAACCAACGGTCCACTAGAAGTTGATGTATACGAAATCTTTCATCGAAAATTCGTCAAAAATAACACATTATCAGGAAGCTTTGCAGAAGCGAACGCTAATACAGAGACAATCAGCGGTGCTGGAACCGGGCTAGATATAACTAATCGCGGTGTCACCCCATTCGATTTACCAACTGCTTTATCACAGGATGGATTAAGAATTGCAAAGAAAACTAAATATCGTATTCCTGTGAACGGAACAGTTACTTATCAGATTAGAGATTCTCGAAATATTCTCTTCAATGCAGATTCACTAAATGGCCAAGACGGATATGCATGGCCAGGAAAAACACGAAGTATCTTACTTGTATGCAAAAATA